TCCACTCATCAGGATTAACTCTAAATATTTTTGCTAAATGATCTGTTCCATCATTCTTTTCAAATCCACCCCTTAAACCATTTGTATCTGTTACCCACATTCCATAATTAATATATGGTGGATTGGGATGCACCCATCTACCCTTCATAACAATCATGCCTTCCTGTCCTGCTGGATCGTTTGGATCTGCTCGATAATTCTTTGTAGTTCTAAACCATGCATTAATAGTAAATTGATTTAAATCTAATGCTGCTGAATCTGCAACATCTATTTTATCAGTTGTTCCATTAAATGTTCCAAATGGTGCATAATGATAAGTGCCTGGTGGAATACCGCCACCCGATGAACCTGTTCCACCTGGAGGTATATCGAATCTAAATCCAAATACAGTATTATCATCAATCCTTGCCTGTGCATTTGCTGGAACATGCAACCACACCCATATAGGTAGCGCCTCATCAGGTCTTAATGTGCCTGCATTTGGGCTTTCTGGTGGTGATTCTATCTCGTGCCAAGTCACATTTACAGGTGCTGTATATTTATTTGGTGTGTCCTGCATTCTTCCATGAATAATATAATCTGTACCATTGGTTGGTGTTGCAGTTTTAGCACCTTCACTAATAACATCACTCCAATCATTTTCCTTATGTAACTTTAACCAGTAGTCAGGAAGTGGGCTATCATCACCAGTATAAACTCCATCAACTTCTGTCTGAGTTAAAGCCTTATTATCCCAAAATCTAAAATCTGTCATATAACCTTTATAATCAGTACTACTTTCTGATAATGTTAATACAGCAGATAGATTAGGTGTGGTTGTTGCATTTGCTGTTGAGCCTAATACTTTATCAACATAAATTTTAAGATTAGAAGTTCCTATAGTACTATCATATGTGCATACAACAAAATTCCATTTGTTTTTAACCAAGTCCAAACTGGTTGCGGTGTATGTTGTACCTATTGTGTCTTTAATAACAAACCTTAATTGTTGTGCTGTAGTATCATCAATGATACATCTAAAACTACTATTACTTGATCCACCATGACTGACAACAACCCTATCATTTCCATCTGCTATTGCTTGTGGATATATCCAAAATGAAAAACTAAATTTAGTTAATGTCTGGCTCCATAAATCGGCATGGTTACCACAATCTATATAATCATTAACTCCATCAAATATAGCAAAAGGTACTGATTTCTTTGTTATTGGATCAAATCCCCATTTTATTTCTGTATCCTGTGGAAAACTTTTAGAAGATAACCACACTGTGAAATTATCCATGTTTTCTGTTGGATGGGTATTTTCCATAAAGAATCCTTCATAATAATCTTCACCTACAACAAGTTCATTTTTTGGAACATTTAGAAATAAATTATTAGGTGTTCCTGATATTATTTCTATACCTGTTCCACCTAATACATCAGTGTTTTTAAATTTTATATCGGCTACTGAAACCAATTACTGAATCACTATTTTTTTAGTGTTAATTATCCTATAGTGTGGAATATCATTTAATGTCCTTAGTCTTTCTGATATGATAGGCTTATCTTGCAAGTATCTGTTTATCTGTTGTTTGGTGCCCATCAATGAAACATAGTTTTCACCGTTTTCATTTATCCTATTTTTCTTTTCAAGTCCTAGATATAGGTCATGTGTTATCCCTTCATTTAGAATAACATCTTTTCTAAATAATGTGTCCGTCATTTTGTTTAAGCATATCCCCACGCTGAACTTGTTGTATATGCAATTCTACATCCATAAACTCTATATGGCCTATCTGCTCCTGTACTATTCTTTATAGAGAATTTAACCAAGTTGTTTGTTGTTGTACTACCACTTATAGGCACATTACTTGTCTTTTGAAAAGTGGTTCCGCCATCTATTTCCATATTAACTTCTGGAGTTCCTAAATTCATTAAATGCAATATTTTAATACCAACTCTGTTAGTAGTTATTGCAGTGCCTGTGTCACTTGTGGAATTTGCTGCATTATCTGCACTTCTTAAAAACCAATTAAGATTGGTGGCAGTACATACTTCTGCATTATATTTTCTAGTGTTAGTATCTGCCGCTGTCACATCATCTGCATTAACCCCAGCATGTAATGCTAAACTTGACGCTGTATCAATTTGTGTGCTACATATAAACATTGATGATAGAGCAAAATCCAAATTTAAAGGACCTGGGTATCTTATTGTTGCGCCTGATCCAGATGTTGCATTAGGCCTTAATTTAATATATCTAATACTTGAACCATCTGTAGCACTTTCTGCTGAACCAGTGCCAGTAAATACTGTATCCCATGCTGATGTAACCATATCAGTAGTTTTTATTAAATCTAAATCAATAATTTCTGGATTACCAAGAAGAATAAATTTGAATGATCCACCTGTATCTTCTGCGCTATGTGTATGTGGTAATATACCACCTATATCAAGCCATGTAGTACCAGTACTATTAGCAAGATAAACATGATCAACTGTTAAACCTGAACCTGTAGAAGTGCAAACAACTAATTTATGTTTAGTTTTATCAAGTGCTGCCAAATATGCGCCTGTTCCATAAGTGACAGTCATCCCATTCATTTTTGCTACGCTGGCAGGGGTAGCATTATCCCATTCATCTCCTAAACCCACCATATAATATTAAAATTATTTATGATGAAATAGGAACTAAATTTATCTTATGTGTCGTATCCTATTGTTGTAAATCCTGTTGTTGTATATCCTTGTCCTGATGTGCTAGACATTGCGAAATAATTTGATATCATAACTGCTCCAAAAGGAATGTTTGCAGTTGTCCATTTGTTAGTATAATGTCTTGATACTTCTGTGGCTGAAACAACTTTTTCACGCAACATCATAAAATCATAAAAGTCACCATATACAAACCCATTATCAGAACCTTGCCCACGTCTAAATATATTCAAATCAAGATTTGTCAAGTCACCATGATAGGCTAAGGCACTAATAGATGATAATGTTTGATCAACATTATTAACATAAACGTGTATTACATCTCCAGATTTAGTATAAGTTATCCATACATCATAGACCGTATTGACTACTATCGTGCTAGTTGGTGTTTGCCATGCAAAAACTGTGTTGGAATTTTCAAAACTTACTTTAAGTCTACCTGATGCATCAATTGTTACTTTTATACCATCGGTGACAGGATTATTATCTGTTTTTTCAAATAAGGTTATTTCTGCGCCGCCTTGTTGCGCTAAATCAAAAACTCTAAAACGTATAAAAAATGATATGCCTGTTACAAGTCCTTCTGATGCTCTTATTAGGACATCATGATCAATTTTTAAACCCTCTCTATTTTCAAATGGTGATGTTGGTCTATTGAACCTTACTGCTGTGGATTTAGTTCCACCTATATGAATACCATAATCAAATGGTGTGCCATCAATTAAAAGAGGATCTCCAAATACATCTGCATCATTACCCCTTGTTGATATATCTGGAATTTGATTGCCCACATTTCTTCCTTGAATCCACACCCTACATTTATCATCATCTGGTTCTGTTGGTGCAAGATATTGGACAGTGCCATCAAAATATTTTGTACTTGTAAAATTATTAAATCTAAGTATAGAATCTATATCTTGTCCATTAGAAAAAACATCTTCTTTATTTTCTAATTTCTCTAACTGTTGTTCATTTAGAAATTTAGATAATTTCTTTGCTAATTGATTGGTGAATTTAGTGAGGGGATCATTGCTGATTTCCCGTATATTTCTAATATTAAAACTTGACAAACTAACCAGAACACATATAGATAACAGTTGTTGATCCTGGTGCATCTGCATTCTGAGTATGCGGTATTGGATTTTCAAATGCAGAATGATCTAATATTCTTGCTATCGTTTCATCTATATCATCAAACATGCCACATTCTGTAAATACACTGTTGGCTGGTGTTGCAATTGCTTTATCATGATTACCTATTGAATAAATTGTTGTGCCATCTCTACTTAAAGAACCACCATTTGGTGTTTCATTTACGTTTATCATATCCACTAAATTACCTAATGTTAAATCTGCTGGGCTTGCTTCATCAATATCTGCATCTCCAATACCACGACAATCAAATACTGATGGAGAACCAGAACCTGTTACAAATCCAGCCATCATTTCCAATCCTTCATTAACTACTCTATCAAAACTGCGGCTAATTGCTATTGGTTTTATAATATAACCATTATCATTTCTAACTGTTTGATCATTGTACCATCTCTCGAGTAGTTTATGCCATTCTCTAACGAGTAAAGGATCACGTCTAACTAACAGGTTTAACTTTTTAATATATTGGAAATCATCTAAATGGAAAGTGTATAGATAACTTGCATCTAAATATATGATTCTGGTTTTTGCTTCTTTGAAATCTTTTAATGCCTGTTCAAAAATTTCTTGAATATCTGTTTTAGTTATACCCAGCAATTCCACTTCTTGATTATACATATTAAACACAGGTGCATGCTCCTAATAATGTATTATAAAGTCCAGATAATGTTAATTCAGCCTGTCTAGTTCCTAGTTGTGCATCGCCTTGACTTGTACCACATACATATCTTGCCCTTTGAACCTGTAAAGTATCACTTATATCCGATAGTCCATCTGAAATGTATACCCATTGATATGCCCTAAATAAAAAATTGTCTGGAACTGTAACCCTAAAGTCACCTATTGCACGCCTACCTTTACTTGTCTGACTTAAATTAAGAGATAGATATCTTGTAACATCATTAGGATCATCTAAGAAATCTGTTGGAATAAACTGTTCTCTTAATCTTATTTTATTTGATGCTGCCCTATTAGTTCTTGCAAATATTCTTCTAATGTTTGAAAATATTGTTAACCTGTAAAGTGGTCCCATATTAGTTGCTGTCCATACAAGTTTGTCTTTTTTATCCGAATCACCTTCTGGCGCTGTTGCTGAATAATAAGGTTGAACGGTATTGAACTGATTGTTGTGTGTCCATCTACAAGTATGTTTCGTGCCATGATTTGGATCTCCGTTTCCATCTGGATCACCATCCACAGTCTCTTCATTACTCCTTTGAAATATTCTTACCCATATTTTAGACTGAGCAACATCTAAATCCTTTGCTTTAATATCAACTGGTATTCTAATCTTTTCTGGGTTGTGTTTCAATGAACCTAAATCAACATGAAATTCATCTAGTACCTGTCCTGTTGGTTTATTACCACTATCCAAACATACATCTCCATTTAATCTACTGTTAGGACTGTCTGGCTCACCATCCTTCCATAATGAAAGTTCTATACTTTCAATTCTTCTAGCATCATTATCAATTATTGCCTGTTGTGCTATTGCCCTGAAAGTTGTGGTTGTAGAACCACCAATATCTTTTAAATTAAAAACTTCAACTTCATCACTGACTGTACTTGTAAACAATCTGGTGGCAGTTCCTGCTTCTCTTGTTGAATTATCTTCTACCCTAAATGCACTTTTAATATACGCTGTCCTTAATGGATCATCATTAACCCTATCTGCTAAATCTCCTGACTTTAATACTATGTTAGTTTGTAAATCTGGATTATAACTTAATGTAAATATTTCTGATCCTGTACTGCAATCTATGAACCAAACTGCGCCAGTTATATCACAAAGTTCATCGCATAAATCACCAAAAAATGTAAATGGTTTATTGAGAACTGTATAAGGTGTGTTTACTTTAGTACTAATACCATCTGGTGACCATCCTGTTATATCTTCAATACTTTCATCATCTTTCTTTAATGGCCTCCATAATCTTTTAGTTAAGGCATTATCTATTATATTGTAAACTTTAGCGTCTGATTCTTCCCTTCTGTATTTTTCTCTTCTATGAATATAGAGTTGATAAGCCCATACACTAGGACCAAAACCAGTCAAGTTATAAATTTGACTATTAGTCATTGCCCTATCTACTGCAAATATATCACCATAACCTATTAAGAAATGTTGATAACTGGTGTCTGTTTTACCAAGTTCTAAATAGACTTTAACATTATGTATATTATCTTTTGGTATTAGATTATTATGGTCTTGAATTTGTATATTGAAGGTTCCAGCCTCACTTACTGCACTCTCCATATCACAGTAGCCAACATTAATTGGATTAGAACTTAGGAATGAATCATAAGTATAAAGTGTATCTGCACCATCTATTGTTTTAATAGTTATTCTTGGCCTGAGTGCATTAGTATATGGTGGTGCGCCTGTTACCATTAGCCAAACTTATCCCTATTTTCGCCTACTGTTAACTTGATTCTCTTGGTTAGATTTCTTTGGTTTATTAAATCACTACCTGAAATATTTAGACTAATAGTTTGATTTACTGTTGCACCGCCACCACTACCAGTAGAATTAGCACCTAATGGAGTAATTGTTACTCGCTCTCTACCACTCTCACCAACTGTTATCATTTGTGGTCCATTAGTGATAAAGTCACCACCAGAAGCAAATCCGAATCCACCACCATCAAAACCACTAAAGCCACCGCCTCCACCGCCACCGCTGGGAATACTCTTTAAAGCACTAGCATATTTTTTCGCCGCATCTGCTGCACTTTTAAAGTTTTTTTCTATTTGGCTAATTGTTCTTGCAAATGTATTATTATTTTTAGTCATTTGTACTGTTGCCCTCGCCAGTTGATTATAGTCTTTAGTTACTGTTACAGTGGTTTTTGCTAATGTATTATTATTCTTAGTTATCTGTACTATGGTTTTTGCTAATTGATTATTATCTTTTGTAACTGTCACTGTTGCCCTAGCAAGTAAATTATAATCTTTAGTTACTGTCACAGTGGTTCTAGCCAATAGATTATTATCTTTTGTAACTGTTACTATTGTTCTAGCAAGTAAATTATTATTACTTGTAACCTGTACTATGGCTCTAGCAATTAGATTTAAGTTGCTTGTTATCTGTGTTAGGGTTCTGGCAAACAAATTATTATCTTGTGTGACTGTTACTATTGCCCTAGCAAATATATTTAGATCCTTTGTAATTTGTACTATTTGCCTTGCGAATATATCCATATTTGGAAATGGTGATGCTCCGCCACCTGCTGCAAAATCTCCAAACCCTGCACCTCCACCGAATCCTCCGAATTGTCCACCACCACCCATTCCTATTAGTAATTGCATAAATTTGTCATTTGCTCCACCCTCTGGTGCAGCAGGAACATCATTTATTGCTCTGGCTGTATTCCATTGTCTTGAATATGAATCAGAAGGATTTGTAGTTTCATGTCCACTAGGTGCATAATTACCACTATAGCGTTTTGGGCCTTTTGTCTGAAATAATTCATCTACTCCATAAGGACTTGTGGATGGAGGACTATAACCATATTTTTGTGCCACTGCTTGTAATAATGCCTTCTTTTCTGTTGATGATAAATTAGAATTTAATATTTCTGCTGCATCACTCTGTGGTGTTCTAGGGGTAAGAGTAAGTTTACTCCAAATTTCTTCATCTGTTAATCCTCTCTTTTTCTCTGATTGTGTTGATGTTCCACCTTCTGTTTTTGGTCCTTTTGGTGGAACAATATTTCCAGTTATCGGATCTTTAAGCCAACCAGGTGGGGTCAATCCAAATAATACCTTAAGATTATTAGCCAGACTAGAAACAGCACTTGAGAATTTATTCCATGTATCTACAATTGTATCCTTAACACTGTCTAGAAATGTAGTCCATCCTTCAGGAGCAATGAGTTCCGTAAGCCAGTCAGCAATGGTGGTTATAGTGCTACTGAATGCAGAAAATGTTGATTGTATTGCTTCAGTAACGCTTTTTAAAAATACACCCCAACCTTTAGGTGCAATAAGTTCAGTAAGCCAATCTGCTATAACTGTTATAGTGCTACTAAATGCGTTCCAAGTAGACACTATAGCGTCATCAACACCTGCTATAAAGACAGCCCATCCCTGCGGTGCTATTAATTCAGTAAGCCAATCGGCTATTGTCGTTATGCTACTACTAAAAGCGTTCCATGTAGATACAATAGCATCATCAACACTTGCCATAAACACCGCCCATCCTTGAGGCGCTATTAACTCAGTTAGCCAATCTGCTATGATGCTTACAGCACTACTAAAATTATTCCATGTTTGTACTACTGCGGCTGATATTTTACTAGCAAGATCGCCAAGTAATTGAGTTGTTTTTGGAAGTGCATCTGTGAGTGGTTTTAATGCGTCTGTAATACCTTTAACCATATTGGCAGCCCAACTACCCTCACTATCTTTCTTGTTTTTATCAGTTACATCTTCTCCATTAAGAAAATCTCTATGAACTTCTGGTGCTGCAAATGCTTTATCCCAAACACTCTCAGGTACTTCTAACTCCATTCCATCAAGTGCTGTTTGTGCGGTTATGGTAGCCTCATCAATCATTGCTTGGATTGCTGCTGCAAGTTCTGGATCTATTTGTTTTAATGCGTCTAATAACTTTGGATTTTTTTGGAAGAAATCTAGCATTATTTTTTCTACTGCTGGTAAACTTTTATCCTTACTTTTTTTCAGAATATCCGCTAGTTTATTGAATGGATCATTTTTACCCTTTATAACATCTCTAAGATCACTGTCTAATGTGTTTATCATATCTTTTATAACACCTTTTGGAATTTTAAAACCTAGTTTCTGTAATATATCAAATCCTTTTAATGTTTGTAGTTTTCCTCTCACTTGATCTAATTCTTTAACACCATCTTTTACATCATCCATGAAGTCTTTCATTCTTCCCTTTTCATCTCCTTTAATTCCTAATCTTCTAAGAAAATCGTTTTTTTCGCTTTTCTTTCCCTGTGATGCTTCCACAATTCCCTTTACTCCAGCACTTGCAAATTGATCTATTCTGTTCCACATCTCATCAAGTTCCTTTTGTGCGTCTTTTGCTGCTTTTGCCACATCTTTTCCTGATTCTGCAAACTCATCCATTCCATCTGATGCTGCTGGTGCTGCTTCTGCTGTTTTTGAAAACATTTTATTTAGTGCGTCAATATCACCTGTAAATAATGCAGTTAAGGCTTTACCAATTGTCCATATAGCATCTATGACTGGTTTTAATGCTGGTGCTACATTTACGGCCCAATTATAAAACTCATCTAATTTTTGTTGAATGTTACCCCAATTATTAGCAATTGCTTGCGCTGCCACTTCTATAGCAACTAATACCGAACCTACTACAGTTGCAATTTTTAATCTATTAAGAGATATTCGAAATGCATTAGTTGCTGCTGTCGCCCCTTCTGTTGTTTTTGTCCATGTTTTAATTGTACCAGCAGACTGAATAAGAGTACCAGCAGTTTGAACTACACTAAGACCAAAATTAATTTCTTGTTGAATTTGTTGTTCCTTTCTTATCGCTAATTGATCCATAGTGTTTATATTTTTCTGTTCTACTAAATCGAGATCTCTTTGTGCTTTAAATGCCTCTTGTGAATTTGCTCCATATTTTCTAATCGCTACAGCAAGTTTTTTTCGAAGGTCTATCATTCTATTTTGTTGTCCTTGTGCGGTTGTCTCTAATTTATTTATCTGAATTTGTATTCTTTGTAAACTTATATAGTTTGAAACTAATCCTACCACACTGGTTGCCATGCTTATAACAGTGCCAATGTTTTGTTTCATAACTGATCCAAAACTTTGTGTGGATTGTACTGCATTTTTAGCACCTATATCAGTTGCCTGTAATTCTGCTGCCATATCTGCATTTGCTTGAGAAAACTTTCCTGCGCTTGCTGTAGCCTGATCTAATGCTTGTGGCATCTGTTGGAATTGCTGGCTTACACTTTGTAATTTTTGGACGGCCTGAGAATCGTCTACAGATATAACATAACGAATTTCGCCACTACCACCACCACCAAAACCAAAAGACAATTATAAATAAAAGTGACTTAAATTTTAACTAAGGAAGTAATATTTACAAAATAGTATCATATGCTTCTTTAACTATATTGGGAGCCATTCTCATTGTGGCGTCTCTTGCCCTATCTGCAAAATTATGTTGTCCTTGTGATCCTCCAATCCTTCTATTTTCAAATGCTGCATAAGGTGCGAGTACTTCAACCAGAGCAGTATCACCAGTGACAGTATTTGTTATTGATGCCTTCATTTGTCCAGTAATAACATGGGCGTTATTCCTCATTTCATTAGCCATAAAATCACCCACTTCCTGCAATGCCTGCATTTTTGCACCTCTTAAATCAAGTCCATTTAATTCTGCTATTATTTGATCAAGTCCTTCTACTCTTATCGATATGAATGGCATTTACTTATGTCTCCTTGCTTGTCCTGCATTTTCTAATTGTCTAATTTGCATAACTGCATTAACATCTTCTGGATAAAAGAAGCCTACCATATCTGAATTTTCACCAGTATAATTATCATAATCCCAATTCCAGGGCATGATATTCTTATCTAAAAGTTGATATAACTTAACTATACGCCCTTCCATTGAATTTACTTGTGCTTTACCAAAATCTGATTCATAGATATCATATAAAGCGCCGTTTTTCCACTCTAAACCATTTGGTCCACTAAACTTTACGAAAGCCTTTACTAATTAGTAAGCAGGCTCCAACTACTATCTCCATTAATGAGGCATCAGTATTTTCCCATTTCTGATCTGTTAATCCTTCTAAACATATCTGTGCCTGTTCTTTAATTAAGTTCATACGTTTCTCTGGATCTTCTACTGTATCTAACTTAGCCTGTAGTTTATTCAATGCAACTAAATCTTTAGGTTTTAACATTTTTCTTTTATAAGTTTCTCCTCCAATAGTATACTCTGATTGATTGCATAGTGCTGTCATATTATCAAATGTCTGTTGGCTACTTGCTATATTCAAAAGTTCTGCTAATGATTTGCCTGATGGTTGTGGTATTTGGTTTTCACTCATAAGAGAGTGTCAATAAAATAAAAAGAAAGGAAGTAAAAAATGGGGTTAGTTTAGATCTTCTAGTCTGTATCTTTTTGGTTCTTGTTTTAATAGGTTTCCTTGTCCGTCATGTTCTTTCCAATATTGTTTTTGATATTCATCCGCTTCTTTCTTTGATTTGAATTGTATTCTCTTACCATCAGGGAATTCTATTCTTCTTTCTCCTGCATGTTTCTTTGCTGCCCTCACCATTAGTTGCTGTAAGATAATGCTGAATACTATCAACATTCCACCGAGTATTGGATTAGACCATAACATTAACCAACCTGGAAGTGATATGAATATCCCAACCATTATGATACCAAATATGTATCTTTTTCCTATCATCAGTTAGTCACCTTTTTACTGTCCTCATAAATCACTGCCATCAATGAGTCAGACATTAACATTGTTTGCATTTGTATTTGATTCACCAACTATAGTATACACTGATGAGTATATAATATGTAGAGCACTAAAGGTACTCTATGAAGTTGCTAATGCTGCTGTCTTTGCTACAAAGTTAAAGGCGTGTTTGTCTGTATCTTGTGGCCCTGAAACATGAGGGTTGTCATCTGCTACTAACTTAAATTCAGTCATGTTACATACCATGACACCTGTCTTGAATACATAACTTGCGTTTACTCCTGTTTGTGGGAAGTCGTGAACAAATCCTTCTAGTAATAGGTTCTTGCCTACAGGTGTTCGGAAACTTCCACTAATTTCAATTCCTCCTGTAGTCATTTGGTCAACTAAACCACTGCCATTGAAATCGTCAGCAATGATATTATTATTCCATTGTATTCTGAATTCTTTAATTGGATAAG